TCATCTGGCATGACCCATTCTGTTTCAGGGGTAAATAGGGGTATTTGTGTACTTCTCACTTGTAGTCTCTCTCCTTTACCATTTCTAGATAATGTATAGCTTTATCTATATCTTGTATGCCTCCTTTGTGAGGATGCCTACATATATACTTTATAGCGTTCCCCTCTGCAAATTGCAACCTATTCTTGTTTATAAACTCTGCTGGCTGAATGACAAAATTTTGGTAGTGTCTTCCTCCAATTTGTTTCTTAAGACTTTTCATAATGTTTTATTACCTCTCTTAGTTTATTCTTTTTTGTTTTTGAAAATGGTTCTATGGCTTTTGCTACTTCATATGCATCTCTATGGCTGCATCGCCAACGCCATTGATCAAAGTTTTGATGAGACATCTTTGGTCTAATATTAACATGTCCACAACCTAATGTTTCATGTAAATATTCGATTGTTTCTTTATGTGTCATCGCTACCTCAATTCGTATGTTCCAGTACTTGTAGGCTCTGGGCTTTCCTTTACGATGTTCGAGTCGTTGTGTGTATGTAATACAACCCTCCCCATCAATAATACCAGCAATATAAGCAAACATATATCCAACGTTTTTGTTTTCATCCATTATAAAATATAAGCTCGATCAAAGTTCTTTGGATCTAACACGTGCAATTCGCGCTTCGCTCTCGTCGCTCCAGTATAGAATAACCTATGTAATTCGTCTGGATCATAACTCATAGTTTCTAGCGCTGCATTTGTAAGATCTTGCATAAGCAAAACTTTATCAGCTTCGCCTCCTTTCGCTCCATGTATTGTTGACATAATGATACGCGGATTTTTGTTTATCTGTTCTCCATTCGCCCGCATGTTACGAATGTAGTTCTCTGTGATGGTATCTAAACCATCAAAAGATTCATACCAAACTTTATCTGTAAGTAATCCATACTTCTCCATACATTCTTTTAATGTGTATTTTTCTTCAGAATGAAAAAGTTTACCTGTTCTAAAACCTGGTGACACATTTGATCCAAGATATTCATATATATTTTTTATCTCAATAGGACCCAATAAATTTGTAGCACCTTGTATTGCATCTTTCTTACGCCATCTCTCCCAATTATTTAAAGCTATTAAAAGTTTTAATGGCACAGAGTTCATACCCCTGTGTTGATAATACCATCCTCTTAATTCACAAACTTCTTTTACATCATCAAGAAAATGATTAGCTGATGATAATACCAACCAATTATCTTTAGACATGTTCACTTGTGTAATGTCAGAATATCTACGCAAGATACCTTGTTGAGTTCTAGGTTTATAATTCTTATCAAATCTATTTTGTACTTTATTAATTATTTTTTGTGACAATTCATGTATTGGTCCACCAGGTATTCGATATGATTGATCCAATACTTTAATATCATTAACTTCTTCTTTTAATGCTATGAAATGATCTACGTCAGCTCCAGCCCATTTAAATATAGCTTGATCATCATCACCTGCTATGTAAGTTTTTTTTGCATTGGTCCACATAGACCTAACCATTTCCCATTGTATTAAAGATAAATCTTGCGCTTCATCTATAAACAAAGCTTCAAAGTTTGGTTTGTTTTCTTGTTTAATAAAATCTTCTAATAAATCTGTAAAATCTTTTAAACCTTTTTCTTTTTTATATCGTTTTAATTCTTCAGATAATAAATAAAGTGTATCTCTTTCTATATCTAATATGTTTTGTCTAGAGTCATAGTATTCTAACAAATCCATTCTTTTAACTCTAGCTGTATTCATAATAGTAAGATATTCATTGTCTGAATTAAAAGTACCATCTTCATCTGAATGTTTACCTGTCTTAATAGGTATACCTACCATCTTACCAAACTCTCGATAATCTTCTGCTGTCATCATTTTTTCTTTTGTCATTCCTAATCTTTGAAATGCAAACGAATGTAAAGTTCTAAAATTTTCTAAATCTTTCTCTGCATCAAGGCCAAACTTTTCAGCTGCTCTTGTTGCTGCTTCTCTTGCTGCTTTTCTAGTAAAAGAAAAGTATCCTATTTGTTTTGGTCTTACGCCTTGTTGTATAAACTGATCTACTAAATTTAATAATGTAGTAGTCTTACCCGTTCCAGGCGGTCCCAATATAATTGTTTTCATTTTGTTTTCTCATTAATTTTTTTGCTTTTCGTTTAGCTTGAACATAAGGTCGTTGGTAGTAAGCTTTGTCCCAAGCCTTTCCTTTAGGACTTTTTCTCCATCTTAATCTAGCTTCTCTTTTACTTTTACAATCTGCATAAATTGCCATTAAAAAGCCTCCTTATGATATTGTACTTTTGATACAGATGTTTCTGTCGCTCTCATTGTTTTTATTTTTATTAGTCTAGGTTGTTGTTTTTTTATTCTAACTCTTTCTTCTGACACAAAAGTTTCATCAAGTCTTTTTATTAAATTACCTGTCTTTATTTTATCTACATCCCAATTATTCTTTTTACAAAATGCATAAAAATCATCCATTCTGAAATATGTGAATTCTTTGTTTTCGTCCGTAAATGGTAGTTTGTTTAATACGTCATCTATAGTTCTTGCTGATTGTCTGTTTGTTGTCCAATCTTGTAACAATCCAATTAGTTGGTTCATAGGATCTAAAGATTCTAATGGTTCTACTTCTTGTAAATTTTGCATCATAGGTTTTAAAAAATATTGTTTCCAATCTTTTGCTTTTGGTACAGGCACAACCAGGTTAGCTTGATCTAAACACGCTAATGCAAACAAAGGTGGACTGTATAATTGTTCTGATTTTAATTCGATCCGCGTTCCACTTACATCTAAGAACCATTGAGGTGGAGTGGATTTGTATTTAGTAAGATTACCTAACACAGGCATTTCTTCTTCACCATAGCCTACACCAAAACGTTTTGTTCTACACAAACCCGATTGACAGACCGCGTTAATTGGTGCGTCTTTACATCTATACTTGTCATAACCTTTTCTATTTACAGATTTAATTAGTTGTTGAACCTCACTATTACTTAACTTCGGTTCCATATATTTTAAATTAGCTTCTACAATTTTATCTTCCCAACTATCTGGGTGTGATTGTTTATAATAAACAGCTATGTTGAATAATGCATTATTTCTAGACCCCTCACCAAAACCAACTGATGCCAGTTTATTTAAGCAAGGTGGTCCCGCAGGAAAAGCCTCTTCTATTTTTTTCTCTTCAACTTTAATTTTCTCCACTTCTTGCCTTGTGCACGCACAAACATCATAGAGCTTATAAAATTCCTCAAGTGTACACGAGGAGCCACTATCGTTGATAGCATATCGTAATCCTTTCGTTCCATTGTAGTAGGGTAAGTTTAAGAAGTTACCTGTGTCCCCACGTTCCACAAGTATTTCTGTTTGTTTAGGAAAGATTTCGCAACCTTCATATCCTAAAACTTTTGCAATTCGTTTGAGAGTTTGCTGCATGAGAGCAGCAGATATAAATTCTCTTGTAAATAAAAATACATGTGCTCCTCCTGATTTAGAGCGACATACTATTAAGGGGAAACCAAAATCTCGGATCCTAGATATAAGATCACTATGAGAGAGATTATACTCATCAATATCAATGCAGCCCCACTTACAAGTATTGGACTCGGTAATTGGGATAATTCCAAGCGCAGCTCCTTTACCTTCGACATGGTTTTGCCATAAATCGTCTGTGATTTTTTTTCTAACGATAAATGCTTTTCCTTTTTGTTTACCGTTTTCTCCTCTTTCACCTTTTTGGTATTGTCCATATGCAATTTTTAAACCTTCAAATATACTTTTAAACTTCATTTTATTTTACCTGTAAATGTAAAAGGGGCCTTGCGGCCCCTTCTAAAACTAAAACGGAGTTTTAGTATCTGACGTCTCTTCCACATCAGCCTTTGTTTGCACGTTGCCTTTTGAGACATTCCCTGAAAAGTCCTTTGCACTTAAATACAAAGTCTTATCTTTTTGTCCCATGATTCGGTCCATAGTTACAACCCAACCATACCAAGAACCTTTATCGTTCTTTTGTAGATTTGATTGAAGAGTGTAAACTACCCCATGCATAGGAGGTACAGCAAATCCGCCTTTACCATCGTCAATTTGAACAGACTTCATCATTGAATTCCATTTCTTACTGACGCTCAACTGTGTTGATTTCATAGTAATTAAAG